GTGTAATTGATGCTTGCCTCTAAGTCTATTCGTATAACATCCAACCAATCCAAATTTATCGCCATCTTTTTCTAAGGCTTCTTGGATTCTTTTGCCCCAGTCGTCGGTTAGATACAACATATCGCCGTCTTGGATTACTATCCAATCGTCATCGTTCGCATTTAGGCTTTTAATAAAGTCATTGTGCGCTTTTCCAATGTTTTTGTCTACGCTAAAAGGATTAGAGTAAAAGATTCTAAACGACTGCTTTGGCTGGTTTATAAAATGGCCTCGATTTAACTTAAAAAACGAGTACATCAAAACCCTACGCAATCCAGCTGGCAAAGTATTAGTACTCCAAGCCGCATAAGGCAACGTTAACTGGTCTCGGTGGCTCATTTGACTCAGCAACTGAAACCAAACCCTTTCCAACTCAGCAACGGACTTGTCCCGAATCATTATACCAGTCTCCCAAAGGCCAAGATTGTCGGGATAATGCTTTAGGCTTTGCATTGTAAAATCAACGCTCTGTTGGGTGTCCTTTCCAAGCTCAACAATCCTTTTCGCCTCTTCTTTAATCGTTTGTCTATTGGCGTGGGTTGTGGTTAGCATTCCACCTTTAAAATATTGCTTAATCAATTGCAAAGGATTTGATGTAAGCTCAATATTAGCATCGTGGTAGATAGTTATCGAATATCCTTTGGTATATTCGTGGCTCATTATTTTAACCTCTCTCTGCTGCTTAATTGGGTCGCTAGACTTAGGCAATACCTTGGTCTCGTAACCTTGCACGTGCAAATAAGGGTCATCTGTAAATAGCCAATAATCAAAGCCTTGGTAAATCTTTGGTTTTGGCACTTTATCGTAATTGTTAGTTACAATTGTATAAATCAAATATTTATTAGCCATCCTTTTGCTTTGTGGTACTGCTTCCAATCCGTTTCTCCATCAATAAACCCAGCGTTCAACTTATGCTTTGTTTTGTAAATAACTCCTAAACCGAAATCCTCTTCTAAATATCCCAACTTTAGCTTTGTGTTTTTAAGGCCATACCAAGCACGCCAAACGTCACCACACCAAACCTTTTGCTTTCGTGGTACAACTTGCGAGTCGAATGTTGGTGGCTTAATGTCGTGGATTAATATTTGCCCTTTAGGGTTAAGGCAATTCCAAGCGTTTACAATGTCTTTCTCGACTTGTTCGGCGTGATGTAGTCCGTCAATAAATATCAAGTCAAATGTTTGCATATTGGCCTCAAAAAACTCGTCAGAGCCAACGTTAAACTCAGGGTCAACGCCTTGCTTGTATTCTACTTGCAAAGCCTCAAAATTGACCATATCTCCTAAACCGATTTCCAAATAGGTCTTATACTGGTTTTGGTCGATAATACTTTGGATAATTTCTGTTTTATTCATTTGTTTTAAATTTCGCCGCAAGGCTTACAATTCTTTTTAAAATACATTTCGCATTTTGTTCCGTCTTGGTTGCTTGGCTCTTTGGTGAAGTAAATTTGCATCTCGCTAGCCTTAGCCGTGTACCGCTCGCAAGTCAATTTAAGCTTACATCTTTGCGGCTTACACATTGTAAAATCTGCCATATCTTTTAATTTATTTTTAAAGTAAATGATTTTGAACCCGTTAAACAAAAAAAGGCTGGAAAAATTCCAGCCCTTTTACCATTAAACAAAACACCTATTCAAATTAAGTAGTCTCAAGAAGAGCCTTTGCAGCTGCAAAAGTTCCTTTAACAAGAACTGGAACATCGTTAGCAGAGATGAACTGAACCAAACGCTGCTCGATACGTACAGTCTTCAAGTTGTCGATGAAGTCGTCTCCGCTTTCTCCGATTGCTACTTGCAAACCGCTTCTCAAACGTACGTTGATAACAGAAAGGTCACCACCTACGAAGTCAGCAGCAGTTCCAGTCAAAGCGTTAGTTGGGATAATTCTTACACCCCAAGCGTTGATGCCGCTATTAGCATCGAAAGTAACGCCAGCTGGCAAGATGTAGTTCTTGTCTGCATCTTTCTCAGAAAGCATCAAGTGATAAGCTCCAGTCTCAACGAATACGCCAGTTGCAGTTCCGTTAGCAGCCTGAACCTGAGCGATGATTCCGTGGATAACATCCCAGTTAGTAGCAGACTCAACACCACCAGCCATAGAAGCTCCAGTGAATGAGGTAGACTTAGAAAGCAAACCAGCAAGCTGAGGAGTAGAACCGTTACCAGTAAACAATTGGTTTTCGATTGCAGTCTCAACACGCTTAACGCCATTGGATTGGATGTAAGAAGCCAAGTAAGCGGCATCCTCAAGCATTTCCATAGAAACCTTCATATGAACACCAATCTTCTCAACCTTAGCTCTCTGCTCCTTGTATTGAACGTCGATTTGAGTTTTCTCAACACCTTCGCCAATAAATACTGGAGTTCCTTCTTGGTCGTATTCTTCAACCCAAACCGCATACTGAGTTCCGATTGCTCCAACTGAAGCGTTAGCCAAGTAAGTCAACAAACGCTGACGAACTGGAGAAACAACGCCAGTAAACTCAGAGATAGTTACTTGAGAGCTAGATGCAGCGTTAGCAATTGTGGAAGCCAAAGTGATTGTCCCAACTGCCTTCTCGCTAATTTCAAATACCAATGGAGACTTTAGACGAGCGTTAGGCTCATTCTTTAGTCTTTCGATTTCAGCTCTTACTGGCTCGTAAGCCTTAACAAAAGCTGTCTTGAAATCTTCTGCTTTTACTTCTTTCTCTACTGCATTCTTTTGCAAAGCAATATCCAATTTGTCAAGTTGCTTTTGCATTTCAGCTGCCTCTTCTTTGGTTACTACACCGCTAAGAGATTTCAACAAAGATTCTGCCTTTTCAAAAGCCTCATTAGCTTTTACTTCGGCATTGCTAGCTTTAGCCTTTAGAGCTTCGCCAGCTTCTGCGATTACCGCTTTAACGGCATCAATTGTTAGATTTTCCATTTTTCAAATTCTTTTTTAAGTTGGTTAATTGTAATTATCTCGACCGCCTCGGCTTTCTTCTCTTCTAAAGTAGGCTCGGCTGGCTTTAGAAATTCCAAAAGTGATTTGAGTTGATTTTCTAGTTTTTCCAATGTTTCATCGGTTGCATCGGATGTCTTTACAAACTTCTCAAGTCTTGAAAGATACTCGAATGCATCCGCTTCGCTTTTAAGGTCGATAAACGTGGTCTCAGGGTTAGCTCCTAAGAATTGAACTGCACTACCTTCATACATCATTACCTCTTTAATTAGGTTTGCTTTAGCTTCTTGGTCGAACTGCTCTTTAATAGTTCTAAAGCCAAAAGAATGCTGGTTAATTAGTTCGCTTTCAATCATCTTTTGAAAGTCTTGACCAGCTGCGTGCGTTCCAATTTTAGCCTCGTAACGCAAGCCTTTATTATCCTCGTAAAGGTTGGTTATTTTAGCGACTACCTTGTTTTTATCGTGGTCAAGTAAATACTTGATTAATTGCTTTCCTTGTGGGCCACGTTCCATAATAGTCTTAGTAAACGCTCCTGGCTCGATAATGTCACCATCAAGGTCTTTGTTACCGAAAACGGCAAAATAACCGCTGACGATTCCTTGCTTCATATCGGCATCTTGAAAGCCTTGGTTTAATCCTTTTTTTACAAAACCCATATCGCTAGTTTTTTCTAATTCCTTCAATTTATTTCTGCTCCAAGTCAAAGCAGCCTTACCTCCCCAAGCATCATACATAAGTAATCCGCAACCATCCGAATAAGATGTAGACGTTTCCAAGTCAACCTCGTGACGGCTTAAATACGAAAACATTCGCTTAATCGTATCGACCGAAATAGGCTCTCCATTTGCTAACTGGTTGGCTCTTTGCTTACCTACTGGCGTTCCGCAAGGCCCCCAACCATTCTCGGCAACATAATCCAAAACTCTTTTAGCGTTGTTCCTAACTGCTTCGGGATAATCTGAATACGTTTCCGCCATTGCTTATTCGTTTACCCAAATATACAAAGAAAAAAAATTAACAAACAAAAGGCGGTTAAATGACAAATGAGTTAGGAAAGTTTCGGCGTGCATAAGCCTCGGAAATATAAACCACAACGCAACTGCAATTAACAGTCTGAGCGGCTCCGCCGTTTTTATCTCCTGGTTTGTCCATTTGTACAACCGTCAAATTAGGGTTAGTAAACTCAAAAAATTGGTCTGCTCTTATAGGTTTGTCTTGCGCTTGTATATGTTGAATTCTTGGCTCTCTAGCTCCGCCGTGAATCCATAGCTTCCAAAGTTGTGTCCCTGTTTGTCTTGCCCAATCCTCTGCCGATTTCTTTTTACCTTCATTGTAGGCTCGTGTCGATTCAGTCCTAGCAATTGCACGCGCTCGCTTTACGTCTGGGATAAACTCTAATAAAAGCCTTTCAATCTGAAACGGGTTTAATCCATCCTCAACACCTTGTGCAATTATCTCGTTTACCTTCTTTTGTGTTGTGTCGGTTACATCTAAAATAAGCTGGCCAAGGTTTTGCAAAACCCAATCTTTAATCCATTCCTTCCAAGTATTTAAAAAGAAATCATCGGGAATAAATGCCTTTTCTCGGTTGTCTTGTCTTATGCGATTAAACTCTTTTCGTGCTGAATCAACAAATACAGTTTGGTAAAATTCAACGTAAGCGTTTTGCATAGGCAATAAAGGAACTACTGGTTTAGCTTGCTCCTTTAATGCCTCAGTAAATATTTTTACTCCAAGGCGTTCGTATCTCTTCAAGTCTGCTTGTGCTGACCTTCTTACCTTGGAATAATTTATTTTTCTCATTGCTTATGCTTGGAAATCTACAAAGTCAGTTGCGGCTCCTCCTAAAGCTTCCTCGCTTGGAATAACGTTGCTAGGAATCCAATGCACGTCCATTGCTGGGTCTTCGCTTGCGTGCCAGTTAAGTAGGCTTCTGACTTCGTTTCCTGTGAAGTACGGAGATTTGCCGTACGTGTCCAAAATAACCTTTACATCGGGTTGCAACTCACTAAAGCTAGAAATGTCAAAGTCTACAACGTAATCCATTCCGTAAGACTTGCCGATAAACTCTGTAAACTTCTCCTCAATCATTTGAAGCTGAGGCATAATTACATCGGTAACAAGCGACTTTTGTGCGTGTTCTAAGTTCGCATAAGTTGCGTTAGAACTGAACAAAACTGGATTAACTCCCCAAAGACCGCAAAGCGTTTGCAAGTCCATATTTTGCGAATTGATAATGTCCATTGCAACTGGCGACAATCCAATCGCATCGTAACGCAAAGGAATAGACGAGGCAACGATTTTGTTAATATTCTTATTTCCATTAATACGCTCGTCAATCCTTTCGTCCATCTTAGCTCTTTGGTCTGGGGATGGCCAAAACTCAGGGTTAGTTATATTAGGCGAAATAATCCCTTTAGCACCTCCGTTTTGGAAAGTCTTTTGCTTTGCCTCGGTTGCTTCGTTGTTTGCTTGTAATGTCTTTAAACAGCCAATAGCGGCGGCATTCCTCGAAGTTGCGCGCCGTTCAAATCCCAAGTTAGATTCGTGTTTTTGATATGCAATACTTGGTCGGCTGGTATCTCAATGTTTTGGTCGCCAATAATCAATTTGTAACCGCGTACTGGCTCGAATAGGTTTCCAGCTACGATTTCCACGTAATTGGATGGCATCACGTACATTTCCTTTATTTTGCCCTTATTAAGACCGTCAGCTGGGGAGAAGCCGTAAACAAAGATTTCTCCGCTAGTATTGTACCACGTTAGCATCGAATCAAGAAACTCGCTCCAAGTTTGCATCGGGTTTGGGTTTTTGATTAGCTGGTTTACTGGGTCGGAATAGTTAACGTCTTGCAGCTCTTTTTTACGAAACGCTATGCTTTGCAATCTGTTAAGCTCTTTGGAGTTGTACTTTCCGCCTCTGTATTTCTTAGCTGCTTCTGTTTCTTTGTAAACGTAGGTCGGGCATTGCTTGCCTTTCTCAGCTATTTTACGAATGATTGAGTAAACCAGCGCGTTGCCTTTGTAACCTTTGTCGATAAATGTTTGCTGATTAGCATCGTACCAAACAACAAGCGTGGATGCGGTAAATTGGCCGTATAGGATTTGATTTAGTAAGTTTACATCGGGATAAGTCTTTGTCGGCGTGACTTGTGGCGTGATGTAATTTTGTAAAGCCTTTAATAGCATAGCATATTCGTTTTAACAAATATACCTATTTATTTTTTTCTAAAAATGCAAGTCCGTA